CGGTCCGGTGCCCTGCCCGAAAAGGCGACGAAACCCCGCCGCCTCAACCTGAACGTAAACGTAGGCGCCGGTGATGTCCCAGCGTTGCGGCCAGTTGGACACTTCACCGAAAAAACGGGGGACCCGGATGGTGAGGTCGTCGTAGGAGAACACAATCGGTTTGGTGTTCGTGTTGCCGGTGGCGACCCCGGAGCGGATCCCAACCCATCCGGTGAGCGGGTCGGTGCTCAGGCGCCCGGTGACGAGCCATCCGAACGGTTCGGGGCTCGCGACGGCCCAGATCTTCGCCCGCAGGGTTTGGCCCTCGGAATGGAACCGGACCCGCAGTGCTTGTGCACTGGAATGGGTGAGCCCGGTGGCCACCGCGGCGGCGACAACAGTCCCGTCGTAGTGGACGATCCCCAGGGTGATCGCGCCGCTGGTGGCGACGCTGACCCGCGCCATGTAATAGTCAGTGGTGCTCTGACCCCGCAAGACCACGTTCGCTGGCTCGACCGGCCCACCAGTGACCGAGGTGAACGGCAAGCTCACCGTGACTCCGACATCAATGTTGCGGTACGACGCGGCCGGTAGGTACGCGATCCGGTGGGCTGCCGCGACGGGCACCGATTGGGTGCCGAACCCACCGGACACCGCGAAATCACTCGCGGCGACGGTCCCGCCGAGACCGCTGGTGGTGTAGACGTGCCCGGTGTCGGCGGTGCCCCACCCGTTGGCGACGGTGCGAGCGAAAGTGTCGGAACCGGTTTGGACGGCCACCCGCAGTGGGGTGTTCCTACCCAAGGAACCGAAATAGGCGCCAACAGGGTTACGGGGACTGTAATTCCCGCTTCTATTGTTCAGGGTCAGTAAACACCGGGACGGTTCCGGGCTGCTTTGTTCGTCACGCCGGCCCCGGCTGATGGTGATGCCATCCCGGTTGTAAACATCCGGGGTGACATCAACCCACCCGCCGTTGACGAACAAATCGACTTTCGAGACTCGGGGGACCGCGGGAAACACCGCCATTTACGCCCCCAATGCTTTCTGCACATCACCGCCTTGCGCCCGGACGGCCCGGCGGAGGATTTCGCAGAGGAACGCGTCTAGGGACGCGCTGCCGCTGCCGATGGTGAAATGGATAGGTGGTGGTTTTCCACCACCAGGTGCTGGTGTTGGTGTCCCAGCGTTGAGTTTCATGTCATTGGCGAAGTCAGCTGCTCCGTAAGGCGCAGTTTGGGCTCGGGTCCGACCGGCTTGGGTGATACTCGCTGTGGACCCAGGTCCCGCTGACACGTTGCTGGTGACCATCCCCGCGACGGATGACGTACCGGGAAAAAGATTCGCTGAAGGCGGCCCATTGGGTGTACCGCCGCCACGGCCATGGCCGTGTCCGAACCAGCGCCAGATATCGTCGTCGTCGTCCCAGGACCGCCCTCCACCACGCCCAGCCACTCCGCCACGCCCAGCACCGCCACTAGTACCGGTGGTGCCACCAGACAAAGTCGACCGTAAATTGATGGAGCCGGGAGGCATTGAACTCACCGGGCCATAAATCGTTTCGTAACCTGATGGCATCTGTGAGTTCGGTTCATCCCAGTACATCCAATCCCCGGACCCCGAGACTCCGCCAGAGGCCATCGGAACAACACGTTTACCCATCCGACGGGCAGTTTCACTGAGGATCGCGGTAGACACACCTGAGTTGTTAATCGGAATGAACGCTTCGTCCCCGATTGGCCGGTCCCCGATGAGGCGCATCGAGTTCGGGGGCACAATCGCCGCCGACGCCGCTGACATTGACGTGAAACCACTCGCCATGGGCACGATCCCGCCGCTGGCCATTCCCGACACGATCATCCCGCCAGCACCGGCTTGAACGGTTTGAACCGTCACGGTCACAGTTTTGTTTTGCAACGCGTTCAATTGTTGCTGGACTTGCTGGATGGCTTGGAGGGCTTGACTGTTGTTCGCGGTGATCTGTATCGGCTGGGTTTGTTTGACCGCGTTGACTTGCGTGGTCGCGTCAGTCGATCTTTTGGTGACGTCGGTAATGTCGGCGGTGAGCTTGATCGCCGGTGGTGCCACTGCGGCAGCGGTGATCTGGGTCGTCGCATCGGTTGTTTTCGTGGTGACGTCGGTGATGTCGGCGGTGAACTTCGTCGGAGCTGGTTGCTGGACTCCGGTGATCTGAGCCTGTGCCGTTGATGTCTTCGCGGTGATATCGGTGATGTCGGCGGTGAACTTAAACGGGATGGGTTGCTGGACCCCAGCAATAGCTGCTGAAGCCTCACCAGCGCCAGCTACAAGTTGGCTGGGATCACCGACGAACTGCGTGATCGGTGGCGTTGGTACCGACCCGATCGCCGTGCTGGCTTGGCCCACGCCAGCTACAAGATTACTAGGATCTGCAGTGAAAATCACCGGAGCGGGTTTGTGCACTCCGTCGATCGCGGAATTGACCGCTCCCATTCCAGTCTGCACACCGGACGGGTCCACGGTGGGTTTGAGTTGCAGTAACGGGTTGGATTTCACATAGTTCTGAGTCAGGGTATTGAGCGAACCGTTCTGTCCGTCAAGTTTCCCCGTCGCAGCCTGAATCTGCACGCCTAGGTCGGCGTGTAGCTGGGCTAGCTGTTGGTTGCTCTGACCGTTCTTCTGCGCTTCTGTTTCCCACGATTGTGCCTTGTTGACGAGGTCGATGATGTTGGTGACGTTCTTTTGGCCAGCGGCGGTGTTGGTGTCAGTCGCGGTCCCGTTGTCTTTGATCGCCTGGGTTACCGTGTCCAGCTGAGATTTGAAGCCGACTTCCGCGCTGAGCGCACTGCCCATTTGCGTCGTTTGGTCCCGCATAGACTTAGTAGTCGCGTCCTGGGCCGTCTTGAGTAGGCCCTGCTGCGTTGTTAAGTTCTTCGCCGCATCGTCCATTTGCTTGAACGCGGCGACAGCCTGCGGGCTATCGGTACCAAATTTTTGCACCGAAGTGAGATAGTTATTCTGCGCCGCTGTCAAGTCGCTCTGCGCCCGCGTAAGCGGGTCCATCGCGGCTTTCATTTTATCGACTTCAGCGGTGACCTCCGCGAGCTTTGGTTTGGCGATGCCTAGAGCGGCGCTCAGGGCCCCGATCCAGTTACCGAACGAGTGTGCTGACGCATCCGCGTCCGCTGCCTTTAGCTTGTTGATCGCATCGGTGGCTTCCTGACCACCCTTCATGATCGCAGCGGCAGCGGTGTCGACAGCGGACTTGTGGTTCTGCCACTCGATTGTTAACGCAACGAGCGCGGCGCCAAGGATTGGTAGCGACCCTCCGAGCCCGGCCACAACAGTGCCGACCTTACCCATGGTGGATTCCATGGCCGCACCGGCTGCCGCTGATCCAGTGAACTTCGTGGTCATCGCTTCGGTGGCGGTAGCTATTTCGTTCATTTTCAGGGCGAGGCCGCCGCCCTCAAGGAACGTCCACGCTGTACCGAGCGCTGTTACTGCTGTCGTAGCACCAGTGATGGCGCTGGTTAAGGAACCGGTAATGGTGGTGACTATTCCGCTGATGCCCTGGACGACTTTTGCGAGCAACCAAGCATCAACGAACGCCTGCACAATCGTAGTGAGGGCGGGAACGTTTTCGATCAGCCACCGGATTCCGTCCGTGACGGTTTTCAATGCCTGCAAGAACGTCGGGCCGAAGCCTGGTGCAGCAGTGATGTCCGCGATAATCGCGACAACGTTTTTCAGGGAGTCCCACAGCTCTTTAACGGCCGTTATACCCGTTTGGATCCACTGTGATAGCTGCCCGGTCTCCTTAGCCTTAGAGACGAATTCGGCGGCTTTCGCCGCCGCGTCGGCAAAATGCTGCGCGAGTTGGGGAAGGAATTGCGATCCAACCTGCGTGATATCGGTGATGATTTGCAGTATCGGTTTAACGGCACCAGCGAGGTTGGACGCGGCTTGTCCAATGTTAGCGAAAATGCTTTGCCACGCGGAGACTGACGTCTGCTGCTGAATGAAAGAGCCAACATCTTTTACTGCCGTATTGATCGCGTCCGCCATCTGCGTCAAACCGGACTGCACGACCGGCAACGCAGTATTCGCAATGTCCAACAGAACCTGCTTCAAGCCCTCAAAAAGGTGCTGTTGGACTTCCATCCGCAAAGCGGTGAACGCCGGTTCCAGCTGCAACATCGCCGACACCACGCCTTGTGCGGCAGGTGCGAGGTTATTCATCGCAGCGGCTTGTTCGTCAGCCGCTTTCGCGGCTGCTTTGTGAGCTGCTGCCGCTGCCGACGCCGACGAGGACGCTTGCTTCTGCGCGGCGCTATTAGCGGTAGCAGCGGCTGTATTACCGGACGCCGCAGCGGTCGCGGTTTTTAGATCAGCGGTATAGCCAGCCTGGGCGGCCTTCGCCGCGGCGAGCTGGGTGGTTACGTCCATTCCAGCGGCTTTTTCCGCTTGCAACCGCGCAACGAGCGCAGCGCCTTCCGCTACCCGCTGCTTCAGGACCGCGATGTTTCCGGTGCCCGCCGCGGTCGACGCGGTAGTCGCAGCGGCTGCGTCTTTCTGGGCCGCTGCATCAGCCTTGACTGCGGCCTCGTTCGCTTTCTCCGACTTCTCGGCCGCTTTGAATGCCGCGTCCATGCCTTGGGTGCCGACCACGACAGCCGCGAGACCAGTCCCAGCGGCGGCGGCGATAGCGGGAATCAGGCCGAGTGCACCGGACAGTTGCCCGATCGACTGGATCAAAGGGATGATCGCGGCACTGATCCCAGCAGCCCATGTACCACCCAAGTTCAGGTTCTCGAACTTGGTTTTGAGGTTGTCCGCTTCGGTCCCGAGTTTACGAACATTCGACACAGCAGTATCAGTGTCGACTTTCACCTCAGGGTGAACTGTTTTCGCACCGAGCTTGTCTAGTTCCGCGTTGATCTCGGCGACCTTCGCGGCGATCTCACCTTGCAACTCGGCTGATGGTGTTTCCTTTTTCCGGCCCAACTCGTCGAGTTTCGCGCTCAACGCGTCGATTTCGGTGCGGGTCTCAGTGAGCCCGGTCGCGCCGATCGTTGGGTTGATTCGGTCAGCTGACAGCGCGTCGAGCTTCGCTTTCAGCGCATCAACCTCAGTACGGAGCTGGGTGGCGTTACCCAGGTTGATGGTGGGTGTCGCGGTGATCCCACCGAGTTCCCGCAGTTTCGTGCCGATACCGTCGAGGTCACCAGCGAGGGTCCGTAAACCAGCGGAAGCCTGCTCGAAAGCCGCGATGATTGTGAAAGTGAGATCAGCCACGGGTATCGCACCGCGCTTCCCGGGGTGATCCCCTATTCAGGTTTAGGTGGATTCGACCAGCGCCAACTCCGCAGGTGCGTCGGGTTCGGTCGCCAAATCGTCGGGTTGCGCTGGTGCTGGATCTGCGACGACCGGTGGCGCGTCAACGACGTCGGGTTCATCGGTTAAAGCAAACCCACGCATGACGTCGGTCAGTGACATGTCGTCCAGCTCGGACCATTCCACTACCTCACCAGCGCGGGACAGGATGAGGTACAGCACACTCGCGAGGACATCCGGGTCACCGAAATCCTGGAGTTTCTCCAACCACACCGTGATGGACATACCCGTTTCGCGTTTAATGGTCCGTGACTCGCCGATGCTCAACGAAAACAGGTCCACCAACTCACACCGGTATGGTTTTCCATTCACGGTCAGCGTTAGCACCTTCAACGGTTCTATCCCTCAATTCTTCGTGCGGTCGCAGCCACGGCTTCAGTAACACTGGCTTCGACGGCGGGTGTGACCGCGTCGACCGGTTTCGACCACCAACCAGCGGTGACTTTCTCGTCGTACCAATGCGCGGTGTTGCCGAACAGTGGGTGCCGGACGATGCCCTCATCGAGCAACGCAATGTTGTGCGTTGACGCAGCGGTCGTGGTGACCGTCACTGAACCCACATCAGAATGCGGCGACTGGGTGATCTGGGTGTGTTCGGTCAACCACGGACCTAAAGCACCACCACCGAGATGCGCGAGATGTTTCGGGAGTATCGCGACCGCGTTATCCAGTGCCGCCTGGGGTAAACCCGCCACGGCGCGGGTGATCGCGTTGCTCAGTTCCCGGTCAAGTCCCGCGTCCGCTGCTTCCGTCGCCCGTGCCGCCGCCGCGGTGAACTGCTCATCACCGGTCACGGTCAACGAAATCGGCAACTGGGTCATCACGGTGTCACTGCTCCAAGTCCGGGTTCCGGATCAAACCGACGCTGCGACCCCGGCCCTCGTTCATTTCCGGTGCCTGCTGGGTCCGTTCCAGCGCGATACACCCTTCGCATTCGATGATGCGGGGCAGGTACGCGCGCCGGTGACCGCCTTCGTTTTCGTCCCACTCCTCCGGTCGGGTCATGCACCGGGGACACTCTTTGCGTTTCCGCAACCACCACCAGATCGCTTTGTCTCGATCATCACTGGACCGGGACAGGAACTGGCTGTGGAACATCCGGTACTCCGCGCAGACCGCCAGTTCAAGCTGCAACTGCCAGTCCGCGTCTAACCTTTTTTTAGGTTAATGTCCGGTACCCGGTAGTTGATTTCCCACGCGGCATTGAACAGCGAGTTCACTTCACCGGAGTTCAAAGACCCCGTGGTGGTGTACTCCGCCCATTCCGCTTCGGTGATATCCAAGTCCACGCACGCCGCCACCAATGCCGGGATGAATGTCGTTGGATCCCACTCCGCTTTCTTGTCGCGGTCGCGTTGAATGGCGGTGGGTGGGTGCGCGGCCCGAAGTTCCTCCATCGTTTTCGGGGCCACCGCGGTGATCGTGACCTGCTCATAACACGCATCGACTGCGGCCTGGGCAGCAGCGACCCGAGCGTCGTCCCCAGCGGCTTGGGCCGCGGCGAGTTCCGCGCGGGCCGCGGTGTCGTCGTCGATCCGCAACAAGTAAGTGGTACTGGGCCGTTTCCGGTTGGCAAGCCGATCCTTCAGGCTCACGCCGGGACAACCACACCTTGGGCGGGCTGACGAGTAATCGCGAACTCAACAAGCACCTTCGACGCGGCTTTACCGTCAGCGGTGCGCTTCACACCATTCGCGGTCACCGTGATCGGATACACCTCGGCCTTATTCGACACAATGTCGCCGCCGTCGAGGAACATGATGTAACCGGTCGTGCCACGAGGCAGCAAGGTCCGGACATCAACACCCGTCTTCGATGTGTAGAACGTAATATCCGACTTCGGTGAATCAGTCGAACCAGGAATGGACGACTTGAACAACGTCGCCATGTCGGGCGTGTCGATCTGCGCCGCGGTGACGGTCCAACCGGTGATGTCATTAACTTCACCGGACAGGTCAGTTCCTGCGTTCATCTCCGCGCGGGTCGGCGTCAAGTTCGTTGCCGCGATCGACGGGAGGTAATACAGCTTCGTTACTGCTTGGTCGGTGAAACGGGTGCTCGCGGTCAACGTAGGTGTCGGCATCGTTTACTCCTCACCATCTGCTTCGGTCGGGGTTTCGGGCCGCCGTTCCGGGAAGATGGGGGCAGCGGTAAAAGAATCAAATTGGGAACTTTTTGGGAGACTGTTATCGGTTACGGGCCCCATTGGTGTGTTGAGGTCGGGCAAACCGGCTTCGGTGTCCTGATCGGCGTCGCCGGCCTCGTTGGCTAGTTCAGGCAAAGGCGGCGGGTCGGTAACCAACCAACCCGACCGCATATGGCCGTCAACGGCTTGTTCGGGGACCTGAATGAGCGCGTCCGGCAGGGTCGGGTGATCCATCCAAACAGTCATTAGACGCTCGCCCCGATCAGGATCACGTCGTAAGTCACCCCAGTACCGGCGGCACTGTTAGTGAACAACAGGAGGTCAGCTGTCGCGGCGGTAACCGCGTAAGCAGTCGCGTCAGGGGCGTAAAGCGCGAACACGCCGCCGGGGCGGACAGTCACGGTGTGCGTCGCGCCACCAACCCATGTAATGAACCCATTTGTGGCGGAGTTACCCACAATGACGTTGTTGGTGTTACCGGCCGCCGCGGCCACGACCATCGCTTTGATACGTGCAAAGGTGACCGTCGCGCCGAAAATGTCAGTCAGCACACCAGCGAGGTCCAAGGTCGCCGTACCGGACGCGGCCAAAGTCGGTTGAGCGTGGTAGATCCGGTCCGCCTGGTTCGCGCCGGTACCAGTGGACAGCAACATTTGATAGTTGCGGGCGATTTGCGCGACGCCCGTGCTCAGGGCAAGCGCGCTACTTTGTGAACCTGTCACCGACAGGCTCACACTGCTGGTGTCTAGTGCCATTCCGGTTGCCTCCGATTGGGCATGGGTAAGAGCCCGCACGAAGGCGGGTTAGACAAACAAATGGGTACTAATTACGGCGGTGGTGGCTGTGGATCGCAGAGGACCCACCCGCAGTGTTGGAGACCGGCCGTGGCTTCTACAGGTTCGTAAATAAGCTGATCCGGTGGTAGCAGCGGGTTGGTCAGCCATATAAAAATGTCGTCGATGTCGTCAGCCTCCCATCGAACTATCAAAACGCAGACAGTTCCATTTGCACCGTGAACTGGTACGCCGGAACCGGCCCATCAGGGCCGTGATACAAAACCGGTGCAGCCGACAGAACAGCAGCTAAGGTGCCTTTGTCGATCGCCGCAGCCACCGCAGGTACCAAATCAATCAACACTTCAGCCGCGTACTCATTCAACTCATAAGTCAAATACACGTTCCATTGGGCGGTTTTCGGTAAACCGTCGTTAGTGAACCCGTGCCACATCAACCTCGGTGGCGCGATGATCACCGCTGGTGGTGGAACTGACCGGCCGATGCTGGTCGTTACCCGCAAATCCGGCAGCGACGCCGTCAACGCGTCAGCGATGGATTGCCCTGCCCGCGAGATCACGTTCGTCACGCGAGGCCACCCACGATCCCCAACAGCATGTAAATGTCGGGGTCAGCGCGCATCATTTCGATCATCGACACTGACCCGCTGGTGAACCTCACATTGGGT